GTTTATGATTGGGAAATAGTCTTTCTTTGGTCTTTTTCGCACCTTCCCGAATTTGTTGATGTTGATTCGGATCGTTGATAATGCTATCCAGAATTTCAGGTGTCAACTGTTGAGTTTGTGTTTGAAATCCGGAAGGCATTCCTGCGTTTGGAATACTCATTTGTGGTGTGGGTACTTTTTCGTCGTAAAATTCTTGATCCATTTTTCTCTCCCTTCTTGTCTAATGTATTTAGGCAAATCTTTGGGAATTTTCAACAAAAAGATGTTTACCCAATGACCACAGAACACCCCTATAAAAATTCTAGGAACGCATATAAAAAATGTTGTGTTTATATAGAAGAAAAGCCCCACATGAAGTGGGGCGAATTCTTATAAGGTTGGATTATTGCTTGTTGTAGAAGCTGTAGGTGATCGTTGCGTCGAAGACCAACGGAGCATCTTTGGTTTCGTGACCGTAGGAAATTGCACCAGTTTGCGAAAGATATGCCATACCAAGTTTGTACTGAGAAGCAATGGAACGTTCTGTATTCAACTGTTCAAGTGTAATAGTTCCCATATAAACAATAGGTGCTTGCCATTGTGGACCATTCTGTTCATTGTATTGGAACACTTCATCTAGAACACGTTTCCATTCGGTAAGAACTTCATATTCCGAATCAATAATGAACTGTGCAGCAAGAGGTTCATATGTCGGAGTACCACCAATCTTATACGTCATACCAAAGTAAGAAATGGCAACTTCGTTGACGGTCAAACCCGGAAGGGCAGCAGTACGCATACTTGCCGTAACTCGTTCTCTATCCTGCAACTGAGCAAAACAACCACCATCAAACGTACATTTCCAATGATACGGACGAGCGATATCATTGATCTTTTCTCTGAAATCGTTTAGACTATACATATGATTCTATCCTCTTTCTATAGTTATAGGATTAGGCAGTTGTTGGTGCCGGTGTCACTCTCGTTGCCAACTCTTGCAAGTTTACACTCGAACGGGTGATGAAGAATCGCAGATAGATGAATTCAGCAACAGGTGTTGGTTTGATATAAAGATCAATATACATTTCATTCTGTTCACGAACGGTTGGTGGGTTGTTGGTTTCATCACACACAACCAAGAATTCTTCCAAACCACGATTATTCTGAACGAACTGGCAGAAATCGTTGAAGATTGCACGAACTTCTGCTCTTGTAAATTCGTCGTTGAATTCGAACACAAACTGTTCTGCAAGTCTACGTCCTCTACGTTTCATGTAACCAAGCAAACGACGAACATTGACTCGGTTTAGATAGCTGTCACGGTCAAGAAGTGTTTTCTGACCATAAATGGTAATCGCACCACGGATAACAGCGATTGGATTGATTCTATTTGCATAAAGTGCGTCACGTGGAGGTAGACGGAACTTTTCACGAATATCAATGACTTCAGAAAGAACACCACGACGAGAACCGGCGGGAGCATACCAAGGATAGAAATTCTTATCCACATCGGTATAAACACCCGCAACGGTTCCAGAAGGAGCAACCCAACGATAGATACCGTTGTACTTATCAAAAATCTTCAATCGGTTATGATAAAGTGCTGCATAGCTACCAGTAGAACCACCAAGAAGTAGATTTTCCTGTGTCCATTCCACAATATCGTCAAGATCGGAATATTCGTAAGGAACATCCAGAACGGCAATTGCTTCACCATTCAAATCTTCGGCAAGATTCGCAAGTTCAATCTTACCACCAAGAGGAACATCACCTTCAATCACAACATCAATGTCAATATCCGATTCACGGTACATATCGGCAGCTTCGTACAATTCACCAAGAAGAGAGATTGTTTGTCCTTCTCTTTCGGTCGTTTCATACAGATTTTGAAGTTGTCCAGCATATCCACCCTTGAGTGGAATCGGCAAAGTGGTTGTAAATGTAGCATTTTTACCCGTCGTTGCCAATTTTGCACGAATCAATTTGGACTGGTTATTGACAACTTCTTCAACATAAAGTTTGTTTCCGTTATCGTCAAAAGCGTTTTCATCGGTTGAGCAACGGTGATATTCAACTTCACCCCAAGAATCAGAAATTTGATCATAAGAAAGAACAAATAGACCAAATTCTGTGTCGCTCTTAGGCAGATTGTTAGGAATCAAACCAAGGAAATCAAACTTATTGACAAGTTCAGTATATGTCACCTTAGAACAAATTCGTTTGACACTTGGATCAGAAGATGTTCCCCAATTGGCGAATACTTCGGGAACAATCGAATCAGACTTCATCGTTTCTCTTGGAATGGTCAAGCTATATGGATACTTGCGAAGTTTTTCAGCATCTTGATATCCAAGAAGGAAAACATAATAATCGTTGTAAACATTACCCGGACCAATCGCAGCAAGAACAAGGTCTTCCTGTTTGGCTTCTTCGTTGATTGTTACGTTGTAGTCAAAGGTTTCGGTATCGTCGGGATCATAGTATTCTGGTTCAACGGTCGAACCGTGCTTGTAACGAATACCGCCCGTCCAAGTTTCTTCGGTCCAAGCAATACGTTCCCAAACAACTTCACCGTCTGTGGTTGTGTCGCCAACATCGGTATCCCAAGCAACAACATCATCCGAAGCATTACCTTTATCGGTACGTTCGGCAGCAGTATTCCAAGCAGTTGAAGTCAAACCACCAACAATACAACGATAAACATAACCATTCGGAAAAGCACCCGAAGGTTCACCATCTGCTACTTCTCCGGTAAAGTGTTCAACAATACCTGTTGCTGTTGCTTCATACCAACCATCATGCACCAAATCTCCTGCTTCATATTCCTTGAGTCTTGATCTTGGATAGGCACGGTTGAGTGTATGACGAGTATAGAATGCTTGCGTACACTTGTATTCGGTGTCATAGTATGCTTCAACGTCTGACTGTGTTACAATGGTATTTTCGTCTTGTGCTTCCAACCATTCTGTAATGTCGTTGTTGTAAATTTCAGGGTCAAGATTTGCAACATTCGGCAAAGTTCCACCACTATCACTTTCCGCATCGTAACCAATAGCAGCAACAATAGCTCTTGGTCGGTCTACGATACGGGTAAAGAGAAGTTGAGCACCCCGAGCGAAATAACCAGAAGCAGCAAAGAACGTCTTGACAGTATCGCTATCCGGTTCACCATACGTTTCGACAAATTCGCGTTCAGAATTTACAATGTCGATCTTGAAAGCAGGACCACGTTCGGCAACACCGATCAACATTGAAACGGTATTTACCTGATTGACAGTGTGATCAGACAAATCAATTTCTTGAACACGAACAGCAGGAGAAAGACCTGAACGAATCGTTACCATATTTGTATCCTCTTTCTTTAGAAGAACCTATTTGTTTATTCTATTGATATTTAGGTTTATATTTATCATTCTCAACAACTTTTTTTAGGAAAAACTATCCATTCCAATTTGGACCAACGACTTCTGTGGAATCTAATAAGTTTTCCGGTATTGCAAAATCCAGACTATTGAAAAATCGAATCGGAATACGTTGGATAGGACCGGGAGATTCTGAAATAGGTCTATAAACCCAACCCTTGATCAAGAAATTCAAGTCACCACGAACATATCTTCTTTCTGTGTCAATATATTGCACTGGAACATCTCTACCAACCGCACCATCATAATCAATTCTCAATTCTCTTGGTACTGCGTCCAATATATCCTTATTTTCTTTGATCTTGACAATGATATATGGAGAAAAGAAGGGAACAATATTTTCAATAATTTGATGTAGATGTGATTCATATTTCGCCAAAATAGACAAATTCATTCCAATATCGTAAGGTTGGGGCATTCTATCATTGAATTGCTTCGAATTTTGCTTGATTCGTCTTGTTCGGAAGAAATTCAATGCTCTTGTGTTATCATAGTTGATCGAAGTGATCGAAACAGAAAATTTTGGAACCTTTTGATCATGAAATGAATCTGGATCGGTATGTTCATACAATTGTTCAATCAATTTTCGTTCTTTTGGTGCATAAGTAATATCAATTTTGGTTTCTCGTGATTCCGACAGTGTTTCTTCAGAATCTTCAGCAATGTCAACAACCTTCATTCCATAGAACAAAGACATAAAGACAATAACTTGCCCACGCAAGCTACGGTAATAGTAGTATTCTTGATTGGGTTTATGCATTCCCATACATTTATCCCATAACGTTTGAAATCATGGTAATTGCTTCGGGTCCATAATGAGCAATATTATGAACTATGCTATCAATAACTTCACCATAATGAATCAATTCGATAGGGTCTTTCGGAAGTTCGATTCCCGACTCTTCCAATGCAGCAATCACAGCGGCTACTAGAGCAACCGGAACCACCTTGGACTTTTTGACACGTTGCCAAAGTTCTTTCACACCTTCAACCATGACTTCTTCTGTCTGCATATCACCTACAGGTGCGCCAATCTTTTTCAAATTGTTTACAAACTTGTCAATGTCAAGATTTCCACCATGTTTTTTCTTGAGAAGTAGAAGATTATCCTTGAGTTCTTGCGTCAGTTTGGCATCATCAATTTCTTCATCAACTTGATCGATATCAATATCATCTTCTTGATTGATAGATTCCAAAAACTGTGTAAGTTGGCGAATGGACATAAGCTATTTTCCTTTATAAAGAATTGTTACATATTTTCACATATATTTATGATAGAAAGATATGAATATAAAAAAACCCCCGAAATTTTCCGGGGGCAACAGGAGGAACTGCGAGATAGAAATAAGATTTGGTGCTAGATATTTTCTGCTTCGTCAATATCCTTTATTGATTTATTTCTATCTCCTTCGTCTTTATTTAGGATTGAGTGTACTTGTTGTGCAAAAGTTTCTTCGGCTTTTTCTTCATTTTCATCATCTTCTAATTGTTGAGCAAGATCAAGCAATTCTTCGGTTGGAACAGGTGTATTATCGTGTTGATATGCCAATCGATGTTCTCTGGTAATCTGAGCAAGAAAAGGATATATCTTCCGAATCTCTTTTTCAGCAGCATGAAGTTCACCAATGGCAAACCATTTGTGTAATGGATATCCATGACCGATTTCTGCTTCATCTTCAAAGACCATAGACGTTGCAATGTGTTTTCGATAACAATCCAAGCAACTTTCTTGTGCCATTTACTTCCCCCTTTGTGTTTGCTGTAATTCTTCTTCTAGTTTGTCGATGATTTGACTGACTGCTTGCCGAAATAGCATATTTGCCCAACCTTGTTCTTGTTTGGCTTCTTCAAGAGTTTGTTTTCCCCTTTGTATTTGAGTTTGAATTGGAACGTCTTTGTCCCGAATATCAGATATTGAAAATGTGTAGTTCATTTATTCTCCTTTCTTCAATTGTCCACCACGAAACGATCCGCTTCGGTTGATTGCTTGAGATTTGTGTTTAGGTAATTCCGAATATGCAATACCCCCGGCACCTTGACCAAGTTTCTGAAGTTTATCTTGGGGTAGATTGTTTATTTCTTTTCGAATATCTCTAAAATATTCTACTTCTCCCAAATCTAATGTATCCCCATCTTGAAATAAAAGATGAATATGTGATGATGTTGGATCAAGTTTGATAACAGCAGCATCTTGATTGAAACCAACCTTTCCACTATTCACTTCTTCAAACCTCGGAACGGTTGTATCTTCCGATTTGTCACCCTGTATCCAACTAAGAACATCTTGCACCATATTTTTCACGGTTTTTCCTTCCGGACCAGCATCTAGTTCAGACTCCGGTACTGGTTTACTAATGAAAAAACTTTCTTCTAGACCACTAGAAACATCTTCGGGTTTCTCACCCCCTTCCCCAACTTCAACCCAATATCCATCTATTTTGTTGTATCCATATCCTTTAGATCGAATAGACTTTTCGAGAACCTTATTTCTTTCGATATTCGCTTTTGAATTATCCACACCTTTCGGTCTTCTGTGTCCGGTAAGGATAGCGAATACATGTTGACCATCATTAGCCATTTTCCAAACTCTTGACAACGTAAGGTCTTCTTCCAACTTTTCTTCGTCTAAAATTCTCCACTTTGCACATTCTTTGCGAATGGAAGTATCTTCAAACAACGAAGAAAATTGTTCTTCTCGATATTCATCATACTTGGAAAGTTTAGATTCGACTTTACCAATCAACGATTCAGAAAAAGGAATGTCTCGGACTTTACGTTTTTCGTTATCCATGTTCTTTTCCTCCATAAAACCATCTTCCATATACTTCTTCAAAAATTCGTTCGGAGATACAGAAACAGTTGCTCTCGTTGCCAAATTATCCATCTTGAGCATCCAAGATGTTGCCAATAGTCTTGCAAGTCCTTTGGTATCTTTATCCCAAGATTGAAACGTTTCGTCTTTTGCTTTTGCATGTTCAATCAGTTCCCCCAAACTGAACAAATAATCTTTCAACTTGTTTCCAGTTGCCCAAAGTTGAATCGAAGTAAATTTTTGCCAATCACGAACACGAATTTGACCAACCCTTACTGCCAGCATCTTGATTTCGTCTTCGTTTTCTGCGTTTGCTGGAAGTTGTTTGATCTCGTTTTTGGCATCCCCGCGCAACTTGAGTTTGTTTTGCACAGAATCTTGCTTGATGTCAATTTCGTGACGAGATACTTCGACTGCTTGATTGTTGATTGGATTATACCAATATCCTTTTCCTTGTGCCATTTTATGTCCTTTTATTTTCGTAAGTTGTCCAAACCCAATTTTCGAACTCGGTGAAAACTTCTACAACAACATTTGCTTGATGAAGCATGTCCATTGAAACAATCATGCTATCTTTCCAACGTTGTTCCCAATATTCCAAATCTTTCTTGAAATTTCTTCCATCGATTACAACCTTGACAATACCCGTTTGAATAATTGCCCTCGCACAATCACAACAAGGCAACCAAGGTTGATAAATCGTACAACCATTTCCCGACAATCCCATTCTTGCCAGATTATAAATAGCGTTTCGTTCGGCATGTTCGGTCACAGAATATTTGAGTGGTCTTTCATGCCATTTTGGATTCGAATCGTCCATTCCTCTTGGAAAGCTATTGTAACCTGTACTGCGTATTTCATGATCCGGACCTACAATAATACATCCAACTTGTGTTGATTGGTCTTTGGAACGTGACGCAATCAATGGAATCATATCCATGAAATATTTATCCCAAGATTTCAACATTACTCTTCCTTTTCGATGAGTTTATAAAAATTATGAACTGCTTCTTGAAGAGTAGTACCGAAAGCAAGTGGTGTATCTGGCGTTTCGACGAGACAAACACACCATTCCCATTTTCCATCTTTGTTCCGATTGGGATTTTTGGATATAAGATACTGTTGTTTGAGTTCCAAAGACCAATCAACACAAGTTGGATGT